TTAATAACAAATCTATTGCATTTATATCATTCGTATTCTTATAATATGCTGTATGATTACCGACTATAGTATGAACAGTAATGCCCATATCTCTTAACCGATCAAAATAATTATTCTTTGCCCATGATAACGCAGCAAAATCTATTCCCTTTCTACTATCGAAAGTATCTCCCATATCAATAATGGTATCGATACCTTCCCTCTCTATAGAAGGAAAGAAAATTTCATCATAAAACTTCTGAAAATAGTCATGAAAAAGTTTAGAGTTTTTTCGTGCCCCGAAGTGTTGATCGGTAATAATCGCAATCTTCATTAATTACGCAGCTTAGAATGGACTGCATCTTTAATCGAATTATAGTCTGAATGTGTGGTTCCGTCAATCTGGTTACTATCATCAAAAACTTCTGAATAACCTGACTTCTCTAAAATCTTATTCTTAATTTCTAATTGCCTTTTTTCTCTTTGTATTCTGCGGAGAAATGCGTAATGTATAATTTGCGTAAAGTAAGCAAAAGGATTCTTGGATTTCTCAGGATCAAAATTATGTATGTATTGAACGCAATTTTCGATTCCATCAGAGATCATGTCCTCCTTGAACATGTAATTAACAAAATTTGGTTTGAATGATAAATGATTAGCAATCTTTAAAAAACACTCACCAATATATCTTGGTATAACAGGTTTAGTTTTATCTTGTAATCGTGCAATTTCAACATTTTCACGATATGTAATTAGTGCAGCAAGAAACTCTTTGTTATTCACATAGTGTTCTGACCTTTTTCGTTTTGCCATAGGTCTGATTATTGCCATGAGTCTTTATCACTACTATGTAGATAGTATAACATTTATCGAAAGACTTGACAAGTTCTAATTATACATATAGACTAACTCTGTCAGGGTTGAAAGGAAATAACTTAGCTTTTATTTGATTTATTATCTTTATAGATTTTTTCTAATATTTCTTTAGCATCATTAACATTAGATATATACCCCATTCTTCTACTCATTTTTGATTGGTGTTTACTATCCCTTTCTGAGTCTCTAAGAAAATTTTGATACATCATAATCATTTGAACATCTGATGATTCTGATAAAGTTAATACATCATCTAGATTAATAATAAACATATCCTCACGAGTTGTTTTTAACCAAGGTTCTACTTTATATCCAACTAATCCATTTTTACTTTTGATTTCAACAACAGTAATAGGACTATGAAGAATGAGCATCGTGCGATTTTCTTCTTCCGAAGCAGCTACTTTAGCGTATATCTCTTCGCCAGATTTAAATTTTATTGTTGCATAGAAATCGTCTTCGATTGACATAATTTTATTTCCCTTTTAATTGTATTGTAATTATTTCATAATTAAATTTTTCTTCATTGTAAATTTTGATTCTTTCAATAAAGTGATTTAATGTATAATTTCTTTTGGTATTAGTTGAACAATCATCTGCTATATCATATAGGATTGCTTTTATTTTGTTTGCTCCCTTTCTAAGAACTCGTCCAATACTTTGCAAGTTGCGTATGCGTGATTTGCTTGGAGAAGCAAAGATAACATTATGGAGGTTTTTAATATTGATACCAGTTGAGAATGTACCATAGGAAGCAACAATGATAGCGTTGTTTTCTTGTTCGGTAATTTCCCTTACTTCTTCTCTTTCTTGAGCATCAACTCCACCGTGTACAAAGAATAATTGACGATTACTATTCTTATTTTTATTTATTAAATCATAAAGCACCTGACCATGTGCTTCTACTCTACTGTATAAAATGAGGGTGTTTCCCTTTAGATCTAATGCTAGATTCTTTATAAAATTGTTTCTTTGTTCATGAGATATTAAATATTCTATCTCATCATTATAGGTATCAAACTTCTGAGGAGGATGTTTAAGAACAAGACACTGTATATCTAATTGAGAAAGATGCCCTTGTTTCATTAGTTCATCTGTTTTGGTCACCTTGTATGATGGACCAAATAACCCCTCTAAGACCCATTTATGCGTCTGTGTGCCGTCTAAAGTACCAGTAAACCCAAATCTATACTTAGCATGATGTAACTTAGTCATTATAGATACTAATGACTTCGATTTAAATAGGTGTGCTTCATCTCCTATAACTACATTATAATCTTCAAAGAATGATCTTTCTAGTTTATATACTGACTGCCAAGTAGTAATTGTAACTGGCAACTCATTTGTTTTTTCTTTCCCTGCATATATCTTGTGGCAATATGACTCAGCATCCCAACCATAATCAAAAAAGTCCTTATACATCTGTTCTACGAGTGATGTCGTGGGAACAACTAAGAGAATTTTTTGTCCTTTCTCAACGTAATATCTTACAAGAGAATAGATCATCAACGATTTGCCTGAAGCAGTGGGTGATATCAATAGCTTTCTATTATGTCTTAAGGCATCGTATACTCCCTCAATTTGGTACTTCCTGGGTGGATGATTGCAAATAGAACTCATGTAATCTTTTACACCAGCATATGATATTCCCTCATTAACTTCAAAGGGAGCACCATAGTAATCATTATCTGCAAACTTATAAGTATAATCATGTCTTTCACAGAATGCAATAATCTTATCTAACAATCCTACATATATCTTCTTTGTTCTCATATCGAATAGGTGGATCTCTCCATTCCAATTCCTATTACGATATTGCGGCATAAATTTTGCCCCTTCAACCTCAAAGGTGAAGTGGTCTCTTAACTCATACTCAATATGAGGTTCTGAATCAATTTTTAAAAATACTTCGTTAGACTTAGATATAACGACATTAGCACTCGTATCAATCACCTAGTACATGCGTCTATAGGTATTTAGAGCACCCTGTCAACCCAACCCAGAATTAAACCTCATAAACTCAATGGCATTCTTGATTTGATATGTTCTGTTCTGTATTACTTTAAGTATGCTTTCCAAATATACTAGCATCGTATCATAGTAATCTATCTTTAAATTTGAATTAGAAAGTTTTTCATCTGCATCAAGGTACTTTGTCATTGTATCTTTATCTCTTATCTTCTTTGGAAATGGATTTGCAATATAAACATCTGGATCTGCCTTCCCACTAAAATACTCATACCGTTCATGACGGATATTCTTTCTTTGTTGCTCTGCTTTCTTTCTTAATAAGAAGATAGTATTATAAAGTTCAAAATATTTTGCATGAAGAGAGGGGACATTCAATGATTCTTCGTGTAGATTATCTCTGTCGATCTTTGCATCTTTCTCCCACATCTCTTGAAGTTTATCAAGAGTTACACTCATAAAGGTTTTCCTTCTAAATTTGTTAATGTATATAAAGTATACTTGAAACTTACCTCTGCTGTAAAGTACTCGATATCTGTATCAGTTGCATCGAAAGTGATAGTTGAAAGAGAATAAGGGAAGAGGTCATCGAATATTACCTGAAATTTAGGAACAAGATTATTACTTAATATCTGAAGAGTTCCGTCAGAATATATGTCCTGTCTTCTCCTTCCAAAGGTTTGTTTTATATATGCTTTCTTTTCTAAATCCTGATACTCCTTTATACTTTGAGGATAACCTAATCCACGAATCCAATTCTGTATCTCCATATAATTGGTTAGGTCTTCATCAACCATAAACCTTAAATTCAAATCACCAAATTCTATCTTATCGCCAGGTATAGGAATATCTCTTAGATAAGTAGGTTGTTCAGCAATTGCTAAATTCATATCAGGGATATTTGCTTCGTTGCAGAAATAAGCAACTCCAGCACTTCTTTTCAATGAGAATTTAAACCCAAGTGGCGATAGAAAATTTCTATTACCAATAGGAGTTCCTGGTCTTGGTTGTGGATCAGTTTTTATTGCCATTAGTCATCTCTAGACATTTGTTCTTCAAGTTTTGCTTTAGCAGCTTTAACTCCAGCAAGTCTTACTTCTAAAGCATCCTCAAAACGCTGAAGTAATTTTAATTTAAACTCTTTACGATTTCTCATCATCGTTAGGTATAGTATAAACTTTGTCAGTATCTGTTAAGGTGATGTTGATATCTTCATTAGTATCAATAATTCCTTCTGGAATTGTAAATGTTTCAGTCATGATATACTTTTAGACTACTTGTATTTAGGCAAAAAAAGAGGGGTGGTTAAACCCCATCTTTTATTAAAGTGTTACTAGGTTCAACACCTATCTTTTGTGCTAATCCTCCTAAGTATTTCCAGTTAATTCTTTTCGTTCTGTAGTAATTATCAGCATATGCTAAAGTCTCTCTATGATATTGTAAAAGAGTTGGTTCAATACTGTTCCGTCCATCTTCAATTTCTTCATGTGTTGTAGCATCACTATGGAAACTAACAAACTCTACCAGTCCTTTATTACCAACTGTTGATTTTACAATTTTATTCCACAAACGAGCAGTATAAGTTTGTGTCTTGGTATTTAAAATTTCTGCACCTGGATGTAAACTATCCATCATTTCTTCAGCATCAGATCTAGTAATTTTCTCTACTACTCCTTGTCTTTTGTGGTGCTTCATTACATGATTAGCAATACCTTCTACTTGTTTCTTTGAAAAAGAATGAGGTATGCTATTAACCCAACGAGCAACAGCAAGATTGGATTTATCTTTTCTATTTTGAAATCTTTTAATACCTATTTCCATAAACTGACTTGGAGTGGCAGGGG